TTAGTTTGGAAAGCTGCTATCTTCTGTTCATTGTCTTTGGTACGCTCCTCATAGCTTTTCACTTTTATCCCTCCTCAAACTCAGGGCACTCAGTCACAGTATACGAATGCAACGTGCCTTTCTGCCCTTCGTAAACCCTATGACCGCGCGTCTTCCAACCGGCAACAGGTTGTCTGTCCATCGACCAGCTGCACCCTGTTATCTGTTCACCTGTCAGCTTGTCACTCTTTGGCACTGCGTGTTTGCAGTACCAACAAAGCGTCGTAGCAGCACTGCATTTCACAGCCTCTATCTTGTCCTTGAACACTTCGCAGATAGGGTGCTGATAGTTGACTACTCTCGGGCAAAGTCCCTGTCTCACACCATATTTACACAGCCCATATTTTCCGTTCTTTCTGCCGCAGTTGTCAGGCGATTTCTCAAAATATTTACAGCTGGTGCAGAATTTGTTGTTACCCATGTCATTCGTCCTCCTCATACGGACCTAGCCCCGACAGCACATCGAACATATGCTTGATAAACTCTATCAGTTCTTCACGGCTCTTCTTTTCAAATTTCGCATAGGGTCTGATGAATTTTTCCATTTCACGCATAACACGCACGCTGTCATTGAATGCCGCTATCACGTTCTCGTTAGGTTCGCTCTGCTTTATCTGCTTGTCTAGTTTCTGTGTCAATGCACTTTTGGCTTTCGCTGCCTGCTCTGCAGGAATGTTGTTCAGCGTAGCGGTTTTGTATAGATAGTACATAGCCAGCCAGTATATTTCATCAAAGATGTTGCTATCGTTCGGCAACTCTTCACCACGATATGCCAACTTGTCGATTTCTGACCTTTCCATGTTTTTCACTCCTTTTTTTTGATTTTAAAATGGCGATAAATCTTCGCCTTCGGCCGTGTCAACATCTTTGAAACACCCGTAGATTTTGCCCCATTCTGCATTGTTACAGCCGATACGTTTACAAATCTGGCTGTAGGCGACCTTGATGTTGTCTGCCACGTTGCCTGTCAATCGGTTTTTTACAATGGCGATTTTGCTTTGAAAATCGTCCTTGTCGTCGTCGTTATTTTTGCTATATGTTAAAACCAAATCAACCCTATTTGTGATATCACCCGAACCGCTGACACTATCTGCATTCAGTTCAATGCCGTCTGCGGTTTTGCGTGGGTGCGCTATCAGTATGATAGCTACGTTATATTTGACCGCTATGTATTTCACGGCGTTTACAAAATCGGACTGTGCCCGATACAGTTCTTTGCTGAGATCAACGTCCAGTGCCGTCATGAGGTTGTCAATCAGTATCAGTTTGACATTAAATCTGCGGATAGCCGTTTCAATCGTACCCAGCAATGATATTTTACCGTCACGCTTGGCATTATCGCCGTCAAGTTTGATTTCAGCCGTCACAGCCGTGTTGTCAAATATGTACGCCCTATCATCATACCAGCGGTTGATTTTATCAACCACATCATCAGGAATGTCATAGGTTTCGTCACCATATTCGTTGACCGAACGTATAACATTTTGTTTTCCTGCAATCTGCAAATCTAGCCAGCGTTTGAAATGATAGTCAGGCAATTCACCCGAATAAACGAAAATCGAATACGGATTGCCGTCTAGGTCTGATTGGTCTAGTGCATTTGCGATTATTTGTGACGCTAACGTTGATTTACCCTCGCCACGCTTGCCCGTGATAACCACTACCTGCCCCATATAGATACCGCCGATATATCGGTCAACATCGTATATGCCTGTTTTGATATGCTCCTGCTTATCCAGATTGACCGCTTTGACCTGCGACAGTTTTTTGACAGCCGTGACAGGTATTTCTTCGGCATTGTTCACGGCATCGCATATCGCTTTACAGCCGTATTTCTGCAGGATTGCGTTTGCGTCCTTTTCACCCAAATAGTCTTGTGTCCTGACAACTTTCAATTTTTTGTGTGGAAATGATGTTGTAAATTGGTCAACCAGTGTTATGTGTCCGTGTTCATGATCTCCGAAAATTACAATTTCGTCGAAGCTGTCCACAAAATCATAACAGAACGGCACCCAGGTCTTGTTGCTCTGACCGCCTGGCACTGATACTGCATTATCTATCTGACAATCTGCCACCGACAGACTATCTATCTGCCCCTCCGTGACTATCAGCCTATCATGCTTTTCTGTACATCGGTTCATGCCGAACAGTATCGGTTTTGTGTTCTTTTCAAACCACTCTTTTTGATTGTCTCTGCCTTTGACAAAATCTGTCTTGCGATACTTGACTGACGTCAGCACGTTGTTTTCATCAAAAAACGGAAACATCAGCAGATTGTCACGCTTATTGCCAACAGTGATGTTGTATTTTCGTGTGGTGATTTCCGAAATTCCCCTTGACCGCAGGTATTCAACCGCCTTATCACGGGTGACTATCTTCACTGGTGGTAATGTGCGGTATTTCTTTTTCTGATCGTCGTCAAATTCCAACGGATAGTTGAAATCCCTAGCCAGCTGCACGAAATGACCTGTCATGCCACAACTGCTTCGGAAACACTTGAACGCCCCCGTGTCAAGATTTACAGAAAATGTATCTTTGTCATGACCGCCCCCATTGCAGTACGGACAGTATTTGAAATACAGTTCACGCCCCTTGCGGTGCGTTTCTGCATTCAGTGCCACAGCCAGACCAACCACATCATCATCACGCATTGTATATCCCATGTTTTTTCACCTCGTTCAAAAATCTGTCCTGCCTGGATTGTCCGTCCGCCTGCCGTTTGTGTGCGCTGCGGGAGCAGCATATATTTCTTTATCTTTGTTATACTTTGTTGCTTTCTTTTCATTGGTGCCCTTAGCCTGCCCCTTGCCTGCCCTTAGCCTGCCCTTAGCCTGCCCGACACTCTGCCGCTTGTCTTGATACTTGTCATAGCAAACCACGGTATAAACGCTATATCGTGGATATTTTGAGACTGCCACTTCCCCTGTCTCAATTAGATGTTTTATTGCTGTCCTTACGCTTTTTACTGACAAACCCGTGTTTTTGGCAATGCTTGGATAACTTGTAGCTATCTGTCCACGCTGAATTGTGATGTTTTCAAAATCATGCGGTTCATAATTTGCCTGCAAAATCAGATATAAAAACACTACCAATGTGTTTGGTTCACGAAACCAACGCCATGTGCATATTTTTCGTTCTAGTGTTATAAAACCATTTTCCAGCATTTAATCACCGTCCAATTTCTGAAGATAATCTCGCAAGGCGTAGTATAGTATCGCCTTTATCAGTGTGCCACTCTCTTGCTTTCTGCACGCTATGATCGTGATGTTATATCGTGCCTGCCACGAACAGAACGTTGCCAGCAGTGCCTTTGGTGGCATTTTACTGCGGTAATTGTGTAGCAGGATATTTTCCCACAGTCTATCATCTTCGACCAGCAAAAAAACCTTTGCATGGTCTTCAACCGACCGCTTGAATTCACGGTCAAAACGCTCTCGCCCTTTCGTGAAATTACCCACGATTTCGTCCAAATTCGCCTTACGTTCAATGACAACGCTCTGAGCAAGGCTCACAGGCTCACTGTTAGGCTTCACGGCTTCGCACGTATAATCGCCATAGTTTAGCTTGTGTTGCGTATATGGCGTTTCTGTAGCTTTCAGAGCCTTTTCGATATGCCCCCACTTTTGTTCCCGGCTATCAACGATAACCGAGAACGTTTTAAGTGTGGCGTCAATGTCTATCGGGTGCATTAGAATGGCACTGCGTCATCGCCTACGTTGATTTCGACGAAATCTGACAGATTGGCGTTCGGATCAAAACTGTCATTGCTGGCTGTTGACGGCTTGTTTTTCAGCTCTTCACGCTTTGGAATTGTGAAATTGCCACTGCGGATATCGTTTGCAGGCACGAAACGTTTGCACTGCGTAAACCAGCCTGTATTACCGTCTTTTTCCCACTCTTTTTCGTTGAAAAGAGCGCCCACAAGTTTACCCTTCAGGACGTTCTCGTCCCAATCTCTTTCACAGTCGATATGTAGATTAGCATTTGAATTTTCAAACGCCTGTATCTGTGATTTGAAATAACCCAGCGACTTCTTGAACTTGGTTTCATCGCCTGTGTTATGCGGTATGCTCAGGCGCATTGAACCCTTCCACTTCTTGTTCTCCCACTCGTCAGGGGTAGCCTTATACAGCTTGTCGAAAAAGCCCTTGAACTCACCCTCTGCGATGTCAAACTGGATTGCTAGTCTGCTACCCCAGTCAGTGGGTTCAACCTTGACGTTGAGAATTTTTAGCACATATCCACCTGGCTGGAGCTTTGGCAGCTCTGAAAAACTTGTTGCTTCTGCCTGCTTGTAACCTGTAATTCCGATCATTTATTTTTCCTCGCTTTCTGTATTGTTTGGAGTTAAATTCCAATACTCTCTGATTTTGGTGTCTACGAATTTTAAATCATTTTCGATTTCATCGTCAAACATATCTTCGGGCGATTTCGCAGTAGAAATGCCTCTCGACTGCGTGATGAAATAGTGATGATTTTCGTCAGCCGTGCAGAACAGCACGATTGAAAACAGCCCTTCAACTGTCAGCTGATTATCCAACATCTTGCCGATAGTTTTGGCTTTGTACTTGCCCCCGTCGGTTAGTTCGACGTGGTGCAGAAAATACACGATAACGTCTGACGGCAGGTCATTTATAACAAATTCTATCAGCCGTTCAAAACTGACCGCCATATCAGTGAATTTTCCATACCCTAGTTCTTTTGCCTTGTCGAAACTATCGAAGGCCATGAGATACTGGCTATCATCAATGGCAAATGCCTTTGATTTCGATTGAAACATAGCCGCCTTGATAACATCATAACGGCTTTTGCCTTTGTTGGCTTTTACAAGTTTTGCCACTGAAAGCGTCGCAAGGCCATTGTTCTTGAACGGCAGCGGCTTGCCAGCGACGTTAAAAATGCTTATCTCGCCTGGCTTGAAATTTTTGAGGGAACGGCTCTTACCGCTGCCACTTTCACCCTCGATTAGAACTGGTAGTCCCATGTTTTATTCCTCCTCTTTGATTTCTAGTGGGCATTGAGCACCCACAAACGTATCTGGTAAAAATACGATTTCGTCGGTCAGATTGCACCGACCAGAACGGCGGCTGAAAAATCTGCAATACTTGCAGGCGGCGTATGTCACGTCCTTGTTGTCAACAGGGAATGCGGTTTCAACTACCGCATAGCCCCTGACATATTTCTGCACACCGTTGTCAAAACTAGCACTCATAGCAGGTTCAAATCCTCCTCTTCGTACTCGACCCCTGCCAGCGTGGCAAGTTCATAGACTGAAATATCGTCGTTCTGGTTGATTTCTTCAATCAAAATCTCACGGAAACAGTCTTTGCAAAAATCCTTGCCCTCGTAGCAGAAAACATTTTCGCTCGCAAGGTCCAATTCTCCCCTGCATTTGTCGCATTGGACTACTGTGTAGTTGCGGTCTCTTCCACAACATCTGCACCCGTCAGGACAGCCGACACAATCATTAGCTGTGTAACGCATTAAACCACCCTCCTCTTATAGCAGAAAAATGCGATATTTTTGTACATGAAATACGATTCAGTTCCGTTTTCCAACACCTCAGCACCGGCCTCTTTCGCTACGGCATGAATGTCAGGCGGAAATATCTGAACACCCAATATTATTCCGTCAGACGTCCACACGTCGCCTGTCATCATAGGGTAAACGCCATCGGTAACAGTGCCATACTTTTGCGTTTTCCTCATTTTCTGCTCCATTGACGCCATGTCAACCATAGCGTCAAGCCTTTCTCTTACTGTCATTTCGCCCTCTCCTCTCTAGTATCGCTGGCTCTGCCAGCTTGAAATCTCTGCAGGGGTAGCGCCTGCTACTTTCTAGGCAACTTTTCAGGTGCTTGCAATCCAAACATGAATAGCTAGTCACTTGGCTCACCATCCGGCCTTATCAATGATTTTAACTTTTGACAACTTATTCCCACATTATATGCAGTTGTACATTGTTTGTCCATAGCAGAAAGCAATCCAGTAATGTCCAACAGCAACTTATTGAATTCCTTGTCAATTAGGCCAACTTTTGCGTGTGAGTCTGTCTGTTTATCAGAATATACAACAACTGGGATTAGCGAAAGTAAATAATTGTCATGTGATAGTTTTTTCCTCCTTGGCCAGCAATATATTGATGTACAGTCACGATAACGTGGCCAAGCATTAACCTCCGTAGGTTTTTCTGGACCCCAATTTAGTTCATGCTGTTCGCATTCTCGCATAAACGCGTCATAATCTGTCTGTGTCTTTAGGCGAACTTTAAACTTGCCAGATATAAATCCGTCCCAATCAAATGCTGGTTTGGTGGTATTGATTATGTACTCTGCAAAAAAGCGTCTACAACAGGTCCCGGAAAGGGGACAATTCCCACAGTCATTTTCTACACAGCATTCCGCCGCCTTTACGATTTCCTCGTCAGTGATTTTCTTATTCATTCTCAATTTCCTCCCACTCAAAGCGACCTTTGCCGCTGTTACGCCACTGACCGATGCCTCTCAGCCTGCCGTAGTCCAACCACTCTCTTACGGCTGTTTCCATATCGTCTTTCAGAATAACGATAGTAAACTCAACTGTCGCTCCTGCAGGAACTGTCTCAGAGTGTGCCAGTGCGACACGTTCGCCCTGCGGCGTGCTTGCTCTCAACGGTCTCTGACATTCACCCATACCGCCCTTGAATTCGTATGGGATTTTTCGTTCCTCGACGAAGATAAGTCCGTCAATCTCTTTCTTGTACGCCTTGATTTTTGAGCTTGCCGTGCCTGATACCTTTTTCAGAACACCGCAAGCGTCCTTGAAAAATCCTTTGATTTGATAGTCCCACAGAAATGGTGTGCCGTCTTCCAGTGTCGGGAATACCGTCATAGACTTTTCAACTACCTCAGCCACGCCAAGCGCGGCTATCTCTTCCTCACGGCTCTTTGCATCGGGTGCTTTCGATGCGATGTACTCATCGTGAATTGTGGTTGTTGCGTTTGCCGTTCCCAGAATCTCTTCGGTGAACGTCAACTTTACTTTGATTTTTTTCATGTTTTTGACCTCCGTTACGTTAAATTTATTTTTTCTTGCTTTTCGACGCCATACTGTGCCGAACTACGCCTTTGCTAGTCACTGCAGTTCCTTTGCTAATCACTGCTATGCCCTTGCGTCGCTATGCTTCTCAATGCCTTTGCTAATCAATGCCATTTCTTTGCATGGCACCGCCAATCTGCACCCTGCTATGCCTTTGCCTCTCGTTGCGTGTCAAAACTTCGCCTCGCCTTTGCTTGTCGGAACTTAGCTTTGCCGTTGCCTATCAAAACGGTGCTGTGCATACCTAGCCCTAGCTATGCAAAACGTTGCCAGCCTTTGTATGGCCATGCCGTTGCTTAACAACCCTGAACCGTACTTTTTAGAAATCATCTGAAGAAAAACGTTCCAGAAGCTTTTGATGATTGACATTATACAAATCAGTCAAGCTAAGCATTGCAGACGTATAACGTTCGCGTAATTCATTCATATCATCAGTAACGCACATACGATTTATAGACCCTTCGAGCATATCAACGGAATTCATAGTTTCCTTATGCTTTTGTGCCGTGTAAAATTTATTTTGCATAATTATCCCCCTTTCTTTTTAGACAGAAAATATTTTTTTTCGCAGTCCTTGCGATTCATTGCTTATCAAAACTTTGCCGTTGCTTTGCCAGTCTTTGCTAGACCAATCCATGCCTCTGCCTTTCGTTGCTTATCGACGCTAGGCCGTTGCTTTGCTGTTCAAATCAACACCTTCGCACTTCGCAGTCGTTCACAGGTTCGCTTTGCCATAGCCATAGCCAATGCTATTCATAGCAAATCCGTTGCCTTGCAATCTACGAATTGCCATCGCTGTTTTCGTCGTGATTTTCATCGTCATAACTGTGTTCATGTTCCCATTTGTGCTGGTCTATGATGCATGCTATGAACAGTATCACGGCATAGAAAACCGCCAGAACCACGATCGTTGCGCCTATTATGCAGGCTATAAACATACCCTCTGACACTTTACCACTTTCCTTTCGTCTGTATCTCGACCTTGACAACAGGTTTTGAAGCTTCCTTGATCGCCTGCTCCAGCTCCTCACGGATTGCGGTTTCGGCTGTCTCCTTGATGTTTCGATATAGTCCGTAGACCGCCAGTGCGAATAGCGCCACACATAACGCTATTGCAGCCACGAATCTGACAATCTCCAGTGTTGCTATCATGCTGGTCATTTTCTTATACTCCTTTCCTTGCAATACTCCGCAAAGATTTCTTCGGGGTTCGCCCCGATTATCCTGCAGTACGTCACGATTTGTTCAGCATTCATGGTGCCGAACTGCCGTTCCCACCTGCTCACGGCTGTCTGTGTCATGCTCAGCCGTTTTGCGATTTTTGCCTGCGTGAGACCTTTCTTGGCTCTTGCAGATTTAAACACTCGTGACATCACATCATCTGCTGTTATTTTCTTTGCAGGCATTTTTAGTCCTCCCTTATCATTTCATATGCCCATATCTCTGCATTGGGGAAGCTTTCTTTGTGCCTCTTTGCAGCCTTGGTGGCTTCCTCCAATGTGTCAAAAAGCCCTATGAAAATGCAGTGTGCAGGGTCTGTTTTGTCATAGACCTCATACATCGTATCATTTTTGTAATGCCTTTCTACGGCCTCGCCTTTTTTCATGTTTGTAAGTCCTTCGCTATTCTTTGCTGGCATTGTTTTCACCCCCACTATTCTGCATGAACATCACGTGTAAGATAGTCCAGCGTAACGTTCAGCCATTTGGCTATCTGCAGAAGTACTGACGCTGGCATATCGTTTTTATCCTGCCATTTAGACCATGTTCTGCGGTCTATTTCGATAGTCTTCGCAAGGTCCTGCTGGGTGAGATGTCTGCGTCTCAGTTCACCATTGATGTTGTCAAATATCGTTGTCTTTTCAGCCATTTGTTACACCTCCGTTTTCATTTTGAATTCTCGTACTCGTTTTGAGTACATTATCATTATATACTCATTTTGGGCATTTGTCAACCCCAAATTGGGTACAAATATGTACAAATTTGAGATTATATTTTTGTACAAAATACTCATTTTGAAAATAATGTGCCCTATTTTCATTGACAAATTCCCATAATGGGTATATAATATATATAGTAGGAGGTGATAAGAATGTTTGACAACCGCCTTAAAAAACTGAGAATGGCGAAAAACCTCACGCAAGAGGAAGTTGCAAAAGCCTTAGGCTTGCCGAAAACAACCTACTGCAACTACGAACGTGATGAGAGAGAGCCGTCAGCAATGACACTTTTGAAGATCTCAGCATACTTTGGCGTGTCCCTCGATTATCTTTGCGGAAACGAGGGCGAAAAAAATTCCCCGCCACCACAAAGTGACGAGGAAGCCAAGATTATCGACGCATTAAAGGTTCTTGAAGATAGCGAAATCAAAGACCTTGACAAATATGTCGATTTTCTCCTATTCAAGAGAGGGCTGCTTTAAGCAGCTCTTTTCTTTTTCTGCTCTTATTTTTTCCCACAATTCGGGGTGCTGTAGTATGTAAATCTTGTGGGCTAGTCTTTTTTCAAATTCTGTTCGTTCTTCTTTCGTCATTATTTTCTCCTCCTATGATTTATAGAACGTATGTTCGATAAGCCTATTATATATCATGTTATCACGGCTGTCAATACCCTTTTTATGTACTGTCCGAAAAATCGGACTGAAATAAAAAGACGTCAAAAAGTATTGCAAAATATGCGTTAAAATGCTATAATATACATGAAACACACATATATAGGCTATGTGTAAATCATAGCATTTTTATGACATAAAATGCAAGCGTGTTTATAATATCGAACATTATTTGTTGAAACTGAACAAATCATCAAGCCCACATTTTAGCGATTTAGCCAATAAGACAACTGTTGAAATGCGTGGGTCAACGTTATAGCGTTCTATCTGGTCTATTTCAGAAAAACTAACGCCTGACAGTTCAGACAGCTGGCGCAGTGTCAGACGCTGTGTGCGACGTATATCACGCAAATGTGTTTCGTATATCATATATATCACCTCTGTGGCTAGTATGCCCACAAGAGCCGTGATTATAAGAAAAGGGGCAGAAAACATGGGATTACGTTTTAGAAAATCAATCAAACTTGGCGGCGGTGCGAAATTGAACATCGGTAAAAAATCTGTCGGCATGAGTGTCGGCGGAAAAGGCGCAAGATATACTGTCAACAGCTCAGGGCGGCGCACAAAATCTGTCGGCATACCTGGAACGGGGCTATCATATGTATCAACATCGGGTGGCAGGAGATCGTCCAGCCGTAGTTCTCACGGCCGTAAAGCAAATAGCACGTCAAAGGGCGGTTGCCTACTGGTGATAATCATTTTCTGTGCTATATCGGTCATAGTCTACGGAATAGCGCACCTATTCGGCTATAGGCGACCGACAAAGGTCAAATGGACAAACGATAACTATTCTATCACGCTGAATGACTATAATCGTGATATAGACCATATAATCTATCTGAACATCACAGGCGAAACCGACGCAAAAGACGTCAATCCAAAAGACATTAAAATTGAAAACAGCAATCCTGACGTTTGTCAGTTAGAATATGATGATAGCGGTGCATATGTCACCTATGACGTGAAACCCATAAAGGACGGCTTTGCGGACGTGACTGCCACATATGACGGTGTGACATCTGACCCTATAACAATCACAGTGGATATGGGTGAAAAAGTCACTACTACCACCACAACAACAACCACCACCACCGCAGAGCCTGAAACCACCACCGAAGCAATCCCTGTGACAACCACTGCACAGGATCCAGCCGAAACGATAGTATATATCACGGCTTCGGGCGACAAGTATCACAGCAAATCATGTAGATACTATGATGATACCTGTACACCAATGACCCTGCAAGACGCACAGAACGCAGGCTACGAGCCTTGCAAGGTGTGTGGTGGGTAAACATACCGCAATAAAAAATGCCCCCACAGAGCGACCTGTGAGGGCGTGCACAACCGACCTAGCAAGAGATGATACTATAATAGTAGGAAGTACCCTATTATTTTATCATAAATTGAAATCATTGTCAAGATAATAGGAGGGATTTTACATGGCAACAGCAAAGAAACTGCCGAGCGGAAGTTATCGTGTGAGGGCGTATGACAAAGCAACAGGGAAGTACAAGTCATTTACTGCCAAAACTAAAAAAGAAGCCGAGCTAATGGCTGCAGAGTGGCTGAACGAAAAAGTGCATACTGATAATGAAATGACACTATGGCAGGCAGCCGAAAACTACATAAACAAAAAAAGCCCAGTGCTATCGCCGACGACAGGACAGGGCTATCTATCCATACTAAAAAATCACGGACAGCAGTTTGAAAACGTGTTGATAAGCAATATCACGCCACAAATGGTGCAAGACTGGGTGAATGAACTGGCTGCACGTAGATCACCAAAAACAGTTGCAAATGTATATGGTTTTTTCAAATCGGTGCTAAAATATAACAATATCAATATCAATTTTAGCCAAATCAGTTTGCCCAAAAAGGTAAAAAAATTCAAGGTCATGCCGCCTGCTAATGTGGTGGTTAATGCGTTCAGGGGGTCAGATATTGAAATTCCTGTTCTGCTAGGTGTGTGGGGCGGTCTGAGAATGTCAGAAATTCACGGCATACGTCGCAAAGATATTGTCGGGGATATCCTGACTATATCGCAGGTACGTGTTACTGTCAACCGACAAATCGTCACGAAAAGCGAAGCAAAAAGCTATGAGAGCAATCGACAAATTCGTCTAGGCAAGCCACTGGTTGATCTGATAGACGCATTAGATCTAGCCCCTGACGATTATGTGGTGACATACACCACGAAACAGATTTACAATCGGTTTGTAAAAAAAATGCACCCATTAGGGTATGAAATATCATTTCACGATTTACGTCATATCAGTGCCAGTGTTATGGCAACATTGAAAATCCCTGATATATACGCTATGGAACGTGGCGGCTGGAGCAATACCTACACGCTAAAATCCGTATATCAGCAGACGTTCCACGAAGACCGCATGAGGGTTGATAAAATCATTGATGATTATTTCACCGATATATATGACACGAAATGTGACACAGACAAAACAAAATAGCGTAAAATAGGTAGTTCAAGGTTATTTGAAATGGGTTCAAGTCCCGTCACCTCGACCAGCACGAAACCGCTTGTTTACGTCAAATGGCGTAGATAGGCGGTTTTCTTTATATTCTAAAATGCTAAAATATGCGTAGAAATAATAAAATACCAGTCAAAATAATAAATATATGACACGAAATATGACACGGAATTTTGCACACACTGAAATTTTGCTCTGAAAATATGCACAAAAAGCAAGCCTATATTTGTGCAATCCTACAAAGTTCAATGTTATCTATATTTTTGTTATCTAACTACTTGACTTTTGCTAGATAACATGGTATACTATAATCACAGGCAAGAGATGAGACCTGAAATCAAAAATTAATTTTCGGAGGTACAAATCATGGAAAATCAGTATTCAAAATTCGAGTATTCAATGACAGAAAACCCAAGTGTTCTGAACGGAATCAGGGACGAAGAGAGAAAAGCAGCACACGCCGCTTGGCTTGCAAAGTATTTCAACGTGATTTTTGAAATCGAGTGCGCAGAGCTTGAGGGTACGCCAAAACAGATTGACTACGCAAACGATATCAGACGCAAGACCCTCTTCTGGAGAGTTGGTTCCGTAACCGAGTACGCTGCCGATAAGTGCAAGGGTGCTGACAAGAAAGGTTATGACGTTGCAGTAGGTTTTGAAATCGTAGCGGCTGAACTGAACAAGCACGGCATGAACATAGAAACCATGAGCGACCTGGTTAAACAGCTGACGATATATCAAAACAAAAAGCTGATAAACGAAACATCAGCCAAGAAAATAATCGAACGTGAAACAATATGAGAACGCATAAACAGCCCTGACGAGTATCTGAAAATTGATACGAAACGCCCGAAAGGGCGTCGGCTGGAAAGCAAAATAAATCTGAAAGGATATGATTTTATGAGCAAGTTGAAAGACATGAGAGAAGCAAGAGGCATGACACAAGATGAGCTGGCAAAGAGAATAGGCTCTGTTAGAAGCTATATCTGCCGTCTGGAAAGCGGTGCGCAGGATATCAATTTTATCCAGGCTAGCACGTTAGGACGTCTATGCACGGCACTGGACTGCAAGCCAGAAGATTTACTGGAAGCTGATAGTTTCGAGTTTGAGGAGATCAACGGCGAAAAGCGACTGATAGTCGATGGACTATATACCCCCGAAGGCAATTACCTATTAGTAAAAATAAAAAATCGCACATATCAGCTGAGCATGATTGATTTTTCAAAGGTTGATGATATATCCAAACATTTGATACCACGTGGCAATGCAAATATCCCACGAAGTGCAGCTGAGTTCGACAAAAAGGCATACTGGATATATAAAATGGCGCCACGTGACGGTGTGGAAGTCAAAGTCCTAGATCCTATCAGCCCCGAAGATTGGAAGACATTAGTTAAGAGGTTAGGGCTGACCGATAACGACATTTCGGACGAATTTGAGGTTGTCAAAGGTAAGAACTATGGTGAAAAGTGTGAGAAACACTACGTTTGCAGACAGATAAGACTTACCACCCCGAAAAATTCGGTTACGATTGAGCGAGAGTTGAAAAAGCACGGCATAGAAGCAACAAATGTAAATATCGACCGAATCAACATAAGGGTAAAATGACATGGCAAAACAAAAATACGAATTGCTGCCGGACAAAGTAGTAGCAGCCAATGCAGAAACCATAAAAGCCATAGGGCATATCGCAACCGATACCGATATAGTGGACTATGTCAGCGGTCAACTAATGCGTGACTATATCAAAATCGGAAAGAAAACCCTAGACGAAGCCGCCAAGCTGACCGAACAAACGATAATGTCAGATGATTTTCTGGACAAGCTGGGTGCCATAAAAAATATGGTGAATTGGTGCTACAGCGGACGGCAAGTGTATCTATTTGATGATGATTTTGCCAGCCTGCTGAGTGGTCAGGTCACAGCCGATTTGAAGATTAGTGCAGACGTTTTCAAACAATTGCCATGCAACTGCTTCTACGTCCAGCGAAAATACAAAAATAGCGTGGGGTTCTTTTTCGACTTGCAGGGCGACCGAATGACAATGACAGAATATTTTTTTGACGATGCCGAAAAAGACTACTATTCGGAATCAATCGCTATAGAATTGCAGTATGATATGACAGTTGAAGACCTGATATATAAAATTCTAGGCAGCTATGCCAAAAAAGACAAGGCAGGCACTAAAACAATGATATGCGACATAGCCGAAAAATTGCAGTTCATTGTATATTTATCGGCTGTAAACGCAGAAATCACACCCATAACAAAACATCAGGTGCAGAAGAAATCCACCGCACAACGTCCTCAGAAGCCGTCTGCACAACCGCAGAAGTCAGCCATAGCAAATGTAGGATACCGTATTGGAACGGCTGTTCGCAAGCACAGACAGATTGAGAGCAGTGTCAGTTATCAGCATAGCCCACAAGGTCACAGCGCACCGAAAGCACCGCACATCAGACGTGCTCACTTCCACGGCTACCATACCAACAACGGCTATCAGGTGAAATGGTTGTCTACGATATTTGTAAACGCTGAACGTGATGACAATGATATCAGCACAGTTCACAAGGTAATTCAATAAAAAAACAGCCGTCAGGGCAAAGCGCTCTGACGGCTAAATTTATGCGAATTTTACACGAAATTTATGCGACTATTTCTGAATTTTCTGTCTTATTTTTTTAATGAACTTCTTTCCTGCTATGCCGTTCGGCCTGTATCCCCATGCTGACAGACGGCTGTTGATAGCACCGACAGTGCCTTTGCCGATGATTGCATTATCGTCCAGCTTTGCGCCGTCAAGTATTAGCAGCTGTTTTAGGGCATACGACCCGTCTGTGCTCATGCCTTTCTTATAGCCTTTCGTCTCCAGTGTGGGCGGATTTATAACGTTCTGGTTTTTCGGACGCAGAACGCCAAGAACATGGTTGTAATTGTGTTTGATTTTCGTGCATGGGTCATTTTTGCCTGTCCAGTTCTGGTCATAGCTGTAAAAATACTTTGTGTTGCCTTCGCCTGTGGCAATCGCAACGTGACCGATACCGCCGTTCAGACTACCGCCCCACACAACGATATCACCCTTTTTCGGAACGAATGACGGCGTGTTTTTAATTCTGGTAAAATAACCCTTGACCGCCTGCTTGTCGAAATCTTCGTAAATCTGTTTCGCATACATACCTGTGAACATACCGCAGCCGATAACATCTCTGTTGAACTGGTTCGCCAGGTCAAAACACTGTACACCGTACAACTTATCGAAATTAACGCCCTTGCCCTTGTATTTTTTCACAAATTCATCAAATGTCATTGCCATAATTAGTCCTCCTTATCCTTGAAAACACCGAATTTTGCCACAATTTTGTTTATCCAGCTTGCCTGTGGATTGATTTCACCATAGTTTTCCAGTATAGAAACTATTTCCATAGCAAAAATATATCCGAAAACAGCTAGTGCGGTGATAGTGCCTGCAATGCCTGCCAGTTTGCTATGCCCATAGTAGTGACCCAGCTGCTCAAAACCGATTTCCGAACCGATAGCCACGCCCATGACGACTATCTCCGCCAATTTATTCAGACCGCCTTTGCGCATTTTTGACGACCTAACGTCGCCTTTGCAATAGGCTTTTATCCAGCCTGTGGCAAAATCAGCCAACGCAAGACCTATAACAATCATCAGCATTATTATGTATTTCACTTCACTACCTCGCTTTCATATTTCTCTCCAGTGATTTCCTCATACTGCTCAGGGGTTATCTTTCCTCTGTCAGCAAAGTCCTTGACCTGCTCAGCGGTGTACAGCCCCAAGTCGTACAAACGTTTGACCTTTTTATACATTGTCGTCACTCTCCTCAATTAGCGTGTCGGTCATCAGTGCAGTGTATAGCACCTGTGCTTCCAACTCATCAACCTTTGTAGCCTTCTTTGGTTGGAAGTCTTCTTGGGATAATCCTAACTTCTCAACCATCTTTTTCTGCAACTCTGTCATGTTGTACCTCCCACTTCACTCAGTTTCACGATATACTCTTCTTCTGACGGCACTGGTATCAGATAGCTGTCGTTGCTGTTTTTGAATGTCACTGAGCCCCCTGCTTCGACCTCGATGTTTCGCAGAAAGTCGTCTGGTATTAACGATGATATATCTGTTACTATAGGATTTGCTAACTCATAATACAGAATTACGCCTGACATTGCCTGTTTGAATGCGGTGGCGTCGGTGTAGGCGGTGTCCTTGACCTGAATTTGTGAAACTGCGATACTGTCTCCGTCTAGCACAATTGTTTTATCGACAAATGCATTTGGATTTCTAGCAACTGTTATATATTTACTGCACAGTATATTATGAACAGTTATTCCGAACGCACCTAATCTTTTAAACCCAATTGCGGAAACTGGCGCATAGAAATAATCTCCTACTGATGATTGACTAGATGTTTTCATCCACGTCAGCGTTCCTAAATCCACACTATCAACACATTGATAGTATTTCTTATTCTCATAATCCACCCAGTTCTTAGCCGTTCCTGCTGACCAGCCGTAGCCAGGCAGATTGCGGATAGGTTCGGGGATTGGGTAGGCGGTATCACCCACAGCGACCTCTATCACTCCTGCACTGACAATCTCACCGTCAATGACCTCAGAATGACCGCCTATTGACTTCACGCTCATCAGCTTTGCCCCTGTCGGCACTGTTTTCTGATATGCTGTATTTGTATCAGTTTCAAACTGGTGTGTGATACCCTGACCGATGGAATACAGTGCATTTACCCTGCGTTGCAACTCTTTGTCCGTTAGTTTTAGGTTAGCTATTTCTGCCGTGTTCTCAGCGATTTTTCCGACAGCTGTAGTGTAGTCATCAGGCAAACTGTCAGCCACCGCCTGTGCTTTCTGTGCGGCAGCTTCAGCGGCTGTTCTGTCCTCTGCGATCTTAGCGGCATGGTCTGCCACTGTAGCCTTGTCAGCTGTCACCTGTTCTGCCAACGTCTGCACCGCCTGTCTGTCTGCCACAGTGCTGTCAGCGCAGGTCTTGGCGGTTTTTGCATAACCTGCCGTTATTGTTTTGTCGGCTGTGGTTTGCTGTGCTGACGTTGATGCTTGGGCTGCGGATATCTTGGCGGCGTTCTGTGATGTAACCGCCTCAGCACGTGCAGTATCTGCACCCTGCCTTGCGGTGTCTGCCTGTGTTGCGGACGTTTCTGCAGATGCCTTTGCGGTTTCTGCAAGGCTTGCCGCCTGCGTTGCCGTGCCGGCTGATTTCTCTGCGTTTGTGGCAGATTTTTTTGCGTTTTCAGCCGCCTGCATAGCCGTGCTAGCTGCATTCTCAGCCCTTTCCACGTCAGCTTCGACCTGTTCACCGATTGCCGATATCCTATCCAGTGCGTCAGCTGCCACACTTGGTGACGGGATAGCTGTATCACCGATAGCCGCACCGATACGCAGGCGGAATATGCGTGATTTTTTAACTAAAATATACTCGTCGCCAGACAGCTTCTTTGCACATATCTGACACGATACGGTCTGCGCTGACCGCAGTATATCTGCCGTAGGTGTCCACTGTCCGCCTGTGATATCGACCTCATAGATAGTGCCGTCGCCGTAGTCGATAGTCAACACATAGCGGTCTGCGCCGTCTACTGTCAGCCCTTCGACCGACACAGGACGGGCGTTTGTTTCACCGACATAGCCCAAGAGGGCTGTTGATGTCATTGCGTTGTAATTTTCGTCCAATCTGATTACCATTTCTGCACCCCCTATACGATTGCTATGTAGTCTATGCTATACGTTCCTGCAGGTACGTTGACAGTGGTTGCACCATTACTAGGACCCATACAGATTACTGCGAAATATGCGCCCTTGTATACCTGCACATGGGTGCAATAGTTCTGAAATGGACTAGGCGTGCCGATATCCCTCAGCAACACGCAAATTTGTTTCGGCACAAAATCCAAATTCAGCGGTATTTGCACACTTGAAGCTGCCTTTTCCAGTGTGTATTCAATCGTGCCGCTTTTGATTTTGTTTTGGTTTAAATCATTTACCGCCTGTTCCGTTGCTGTCAGTGCGTCAACCAACGCCTGACGAACGTCACGACCGTAAAATGCGTTTCGGACAGTTTCGATTGCTGCCGCCAAATCAATATTATTTGCCATTTTATCCCTCCTAGTCTAGTGTGTGGTTTTTTGTAGTGATACTGTTGCACATGATATCACCTGTTTTGCCGTAGCACTGTATTGCGGTTTTTTCGTTTTCGTTGTATAGATACATCGCCCTGTTATTGGTATCAACTGTAAATACTTTTTTGCCGCTGTCTGTGTACGTTGATATGTTACCGCTGTTTGTGTCTAGTGAAAATTTTAATTCGTTATTCCAGTAGCCCGACATAGCGCCAGCCTGCAGGACGATATGACCGCCGATCGTGCTGTTATCAATGCGTATCTCCAGCGGACTGACTTTCAGCGTCCACTCGTTGTGGGATAGCTGAATTGCACTGGTATTTTGGCTAGACGTTTGAATGCTAATGCTTCCGCCTGTGATAGTTGCTGATTTTGACGACAGCTTGTTAGCGACCACGTTTCCGTTCTCGTCCACCTTGAACGTTCCGCTGCCGTTGTTGATTTTCAATCCTGTCAGGGTCAGGGCGGTTATAAAACTAGCCACCAAATTTCCGTCAATAGTCCACGCATTTGTGTACGGTCCGTCTTTTGCAGAACCGCCGTCGGACGTTTTCCAAAAACCTAAACCATTTTTGTTCAGCTGAATGCAGGATTTACAAGTGTTTATGTCAGCCGTATCCATAATCAAAATGCGCTCTGGCTTTTCTGATGGGTCAAGAATAACATGACCGCCCTCTGCGCCAGTTATCAACTTTGTGGCATTTTCGATTTTGCTGTCTATCACCTGACGATTTCTGAATTCGCTATCATCAATAGCGGTCTGCAGGCTTTTGGTTTTGGCTGTCATGAACCCTGTCATGGTTTCAAATTTGTCGCCAAATGTCAGCTCGGATTGTTCAGGGCTGTCAAGGTTTATAGTAATGCCGATTATGCGCAGATCTTCATCAATCCCCATGAGAAGGTTGACCACACGATACCAGCACCCCAACTCAAACTGTTCAAAATTCATATCAATTGTTGACAAATCAACCGCAGTTATTTTATACTGCTTTTTGGTTTTGTTCGCACTTTTTAGGAATGCCGTGGCTTTTGTTTTCAAAATTGACGCCTGTGTCACGTCATCCCACGTTTGTGTACCACTGATCACGCCATACTTAGCGACTAACGCACTATCTTCGATATAATCTTTACCGCCGTTCACACTGCCAATCGTCAGCCTTTTCTCGCTGTCGGTCAGCTTTGTGCCTAGCGGATATAGCCGTGTAATAACGCTCGTTTCGTCCACTTCACGGCTGATAGTTTTGAGATTTACTGCCAGTTCTATTTTTGTGTCTGTGCCGTGTCCGATATGTTCCAGATAGTCTATATACACTTTTCCGTTTTGGTCTCTTAGCTGGATTTCACCGCCGAATTTTCCGACCAATTGTTCAGATATAGCGTCCATAGTCGATACCCAGTTGACAGAATACGTGTAGTTATTTTCGCCCGTCACAGTGACCTGTCCGACCGATATGTGTTTATCATCGCCGACCTGCGTATTGTGTTTTGAAATGAACGACGCTAGCACTGTCCGAATGCCTACCACCTTATATTCCGCATACGGCTGAACGCTGTCATACAGCCAACCTAAACGCCCCTCGCAGGTGACAGATTTGCAAATCAGACCTTGCTCGTCCATGCTGTCAGGGCATTTCAGCACACGTCCGATAAAAATATCTTTGCCTGTGCTATCGTCCGTGACAGTGACCGATGTTGTCAGCGGTTTCAGTTTGTTATATCCTGCATTGTCGGGATATATGGTAAACGTAAAACTGTCAACGGCATTGACAGCCTTGACGATTTTTCCACCTGAAATGCGGTCAAGGTTATCACTATGTATCGTGGTTTTTTCAGTACCATTTGTGATAGTGACAGTGTGCATTTATAACACCTCCTCATGCAGATCCAGCGTGAGCGACCCGAAGCCATACGCTGACAGAACGTTCAACCCTGGCTGTAAAATCAATTCGTCCATGTCGAATGGCTTTTCTGTCGGTCTGTATACCTTTTCAGAAATATCAATGCCGTTATTCTGAAAATGCGTAAATCCCACTTTGTCGGTATCATCAGCAGACCGCCTATATATCAGACGTGGTTTTATCGGCACGTCCGAATATAAATAGACTTTCAGAACGCCCATAGGGGCGTGTGGAGCCATTTCAATAGCCGACAACGTCATGTCCGTAAGATTTAGATAGTCATTTTCAAAACTGAAATCGTCAAAACCCTTGTCTGAAAAATCGTCAGATATTTTATACGGCTGTGCTTTGAACGTTGCCGTTACCTCAACATGATAGCCCTTTTCGCTTTCGGTGCAGCTAATAGCTCTTGCCTTATAGTGGTAAATTTCGGCATCGTCATATAAATCACATTCGCCAGCCGACAAAATCCAGTTTTCAAAATCTGCCACTGCTTTCCGCAGGGCGGTTTTCGGACAGTCCATAAATACAAATTTGTATGTCAGTGTTCGTGTATCATAGGTAGGTTTACCGCCATTCTGATATGTGAAACATATGTCGCCATTGCGGTATGGTATAGTAGCCGATATATCCCTGATACTCGGTGGCGGTGTACTGCGTGATGTCAGCAACGCCCCAAAATCAGCATAGGAATTTTTACCATTTATCGTTATACTAGACATTGTCAGCCACCCTCCTAGCATTCAGATTGATTTTTTCAGCCATAGCAACGTCCATGTATGGCGCTGTCACTGTGGCGAAACGTTTTCCGTCAATGTTCATAACCACTGTCAAATCACCGCTCTTGCCGTGTTGTGTGGTGCTGTCGGCTTCGGTTGATATTTTGTCAGCTGTTTTTCTTGTGGTTTGCCTGCCTATCATGACAGGGTCCATTTCAGCCGATACACCTGCAACGCTGTCAACGATAGCCTGTGCCTCGTTCACTGGTTCGTCCGCAGTGTCTTCCATACCGACAGCGATACCAGACGGCAGATACTGACCGACCTTTTTCGCCATGACCCTTGAAGGGGAATGAATGTCAAAGAAATCACAGAATCCGTCTATAATGGCACTGCCTACGTCTTGCACTACGCTCCAAATTCCGCTGACAGCAGAAACTAATCCGTTCAAAATGCCTTTGAGGATATTTGCACCCAAGTCCAGCCAATCAACTTCCTTGAAGCCGTCTATGATAGCACTGATTATCTCAGGCAGTGCGTTTATAATATCAGGTATAGCGTCAGGCAATCCCTTTGCCAATGCAACTATCAATTCCATGCCTGCCTTGACCAGCGCAGGCAGATTTTCTGTCAACGAATCTGTTATAACAGGTATCAATGCTATTATTGCGTCAATCAAATCAGGCGTGCATTTAGTCAGACCTGTTATCAATCCTGTTAGCAATTGGAAACCGCCCTCGATGATTGCAGGCAGATTTTCAATCAGCGTGTCGGTTATTTGTTTTATCAAACTAGGTAACATCGGCATCAGCTGTTTGATAACGTCATTTAGTCCGTCAATCAGACCCATAAACAGCGTGATTGCGCCCTGCACCAGTTCAGGCACTAGCGTCGGGATTGTTGAAACCAACGCATTTATCAGTCCGAAAAAGCCGTTAAGCAATGACGGCAAAATCGAGTTGATTAGTGACGGCGCTAATTGTGCTAGCGACTGAATGATAGATGTTAAAACTGTGGTTGCCGCTGTGATTAGTGTAGGTGCGTTTTCGGCAAGCGTTTCTGACGCAGAACTGAACAGCCCAGATATAACAACAGGAATTTGTTCGGTCAAGCTGTCAAGACCGCCACTGTCATATGCGTCTAGCAAACTAGAAACGCCGTCAAACAGTTGGGTAAAACCGCCCGACAATTTTTGAACAGCTGGCAACGATTTTGTCAGAAAATCTGCCGCCATTCCCTTTGCACCTGCCATAACAGGTGTGAACGCAGTTCCCAAAGACGCAAGGGCGTCCTGCAATTCAAAACTTGCACGTTCATAGTCCAGCGTTGATTTATTTGCTGATTGGTATTCGTCATTGATTTCCGACAGACCCGAATTTGCCAGCCAATCAAGGGCATACTGCTGACGTTCTGCTTCTGACGTGCAATTCTGTAGACCCGCATTAAAATCATCAACGCTATCACCCATACGCCCGATAAGCTCTGAAAACTGACCTGTCGCAGCACCTGTAGCAAGGGTCTCCTGCAAGCTGTCCGAAAGGCTCTCGATTTTCAAGGTATCAGGGAATTTTTCAACCGCTCCGCTGAGTGCGTTTATAGCAGGCGTCATTTGTTCATCGCTGAAACCAACAGCCATAAGGTTTGACAACGCTTCAATGCTTGAATCGGACTCGCCTGTGATAGCCACCAAATCTTGCATTTTTGATTTCATAAAATCAAAATTATTGCCGCTGGTTTCGGCGTTTGTTTTCAGCTTGGTCATATCGCTGTTCCACTCACGGCTGGTCTCAACGTTTGCCGCAAGTGCCGTTGTTACAGCTGCAAGACCAACACCTATGGTCTGCGTGTATTTTTTGAACCCATCAGCCGCCTTGCCTATCATAGCCGTGTCTATCTTGCCCAGCGTTGCCGTGAACTTTACGGCTTTGCTTGTCGCACCGCCTATGACAGACCCGACTTTTTCGACTTTCTTTATGACAGGCTCGACCTTGTCTTTGGCTTCTTTGAACGCTGTGCCGATAGCATTGACATTTTTCTTTTCATCTTTCAGGCTTGACAGCTTCGATTTTGTCGTTTCCAACTCTCGCTGAAATGCACGATACTGCCCAGCGTCTATCTCGCCCTTTTTATACTGTGCTGTGACCTGTGATTGTGCTTCTTTTAGCACGTCCAGTTTTGGCTTGGTCTCTTTGATACTGTCTTTCAACAGGTCTTGCTTTTGCTTGACCAGTGTGACGTTGTTCGGGTCCAGCTTCAGGGCTTTATCGACCGCTTTCAGCTCGCTCTCCAGCTCACGGCTCTTTTTGTTCGTTTCTTTCAGTGCCTTGTCAAGACCTGTGGTGTCACCGCCTATCTTGATAGTAATGCCCTTAATGCTACTTTTTGCCACCTATCATTACCCCCTTTCCGAAATTTTTTCGCAAAGCCTGTCGGTCAGGCTTCGTCAAGGTCAATCTATATGCGTTATCTAGGTACTCCTGACCGCTCTCGCTCTGCCTGAGCCGTGCGATAAATGCGTCACGACGTATCAGCAGATAGTCATAGTAGTCCATATCGTCAACATCATATAGGGATATACCCATATAGTCCGCAACTAATTTTTCCCACGTTGAGGAAATCTCATATTTTTCCCCCTCTCTATCCTGCGGTGGATAGTAGGGGAGTGCTAGTTTTTTGAATTCTTGATTTCAAGCAGATAGTCGATATATGTGCGGTAGAACATCTGAATGTCATAGATGTCCCAATCAGCCAGTGTTTCAGCCGTTATCGGTATCTTTGCGATGTTGTGTGACATCAGTTTTGCGCACATTTCGATTGCTTCGTCCAGCTTGTTGCCACCTAGCTTTGCAGATATTTCTCCAAACGCTTCAATTTCACCCTTTGTGGGTGGCATAACAAATATCGTGGTATGTTTTTCATCAGCCAGTTCAATGCGCAGGCTAGGTTTTTGCATTTTGTTGAAATTCAACGTCTTTGGCATTTTTTATACCTCCAAAAAAACAGCCCACTGAAAATTCAGCAGGCTGTGTATTTGTGTTGCTTATGTGGCGCTTATTGACTTATCCTCTTCGATGTAGGTAATCAGTGTTCCGTCGCTGTCGCTTGGCAGTGCCTTGAACTCAGCGTCAATAACGCTTTCCTTGTCCTTTGCAAATGCCAGTTCGATACCGCTCTGATTGTTGCCCACGATCATGACCCAAATATCTCCGTCAACTGCGTCAACGTGGTGGAAACACAGGACATACCTCTTGCGACGCATATTTTTCAGACCGCCAATCTTGACAGTTCTACGTTTCTTGCTGGTATCTTCTGTAACTCTTGCGGTATCGCAGAGAACGTCAAGGGTATTGCCGTTGAATACCATAATGCCAGTTTTCAGTGTAGCTTCTTCCTCAGTGATGATTGTCTTCTGGTGCGTGCCGTCATCATCACTTGCGGTGTAGAATGTCGGCTTATAAGACAGGGTTGCACCGCCCTGGATATAGCCCAGCACATTGGCTTCGGTGCAGATAGTATCAACATCAGGCACTGTTTCACCGTTGAAATCCTGATAGTAGATATAACCGCTTCCCAAGATGATGTTACTCGGGGCTTTCTTTGTCTCAGCCATTTCAATTCCTCCTTATTTCAAATAATTGGTAAATGAATATCTTATCTGATACTCTTTGCTGTCTTCAATCCAGCTTTCAGACTTTTCCAAATCAAAATCTGCAAACTTTTTTTCGACAGCCGTTTCTAAATTAACGTCGATTTTTCTAGTGTACAATTCAATGACTATCGTCTGTTCTCGCAGGCTTGCGGGGTGCATATCATCTCCGCTGTCTATGGTGCTTTCACGATAGAACACGCAGTAGGGCGTTTTCATTTCATCACGTGATGAATAGTATGCGACCTTGTCTTTCAGTTCGTCGATAGCCGTTAATCGTGAACGTATGTCAGCCAATGTCAAATTCATTTCTTCAACCTCGTTTCTATCAACTCAGGCAGCGTCTTTTGTGCATATTCCTCAACTGGTTTGATATGCACAAATGCCTTTACTCTGCCCTTGCCGCCTTTCTTTGCGTGACCGTGCTCCAGCAAATGTGTCAAATAATAGTATTTTTTATTGCGCACCACAACACGCTTGTTGCCCGACTTAGCGTATACTGTTTCGGCTTTCCAGCTTTCGGCATACTTTCCTGTTCGGCGTGGTGATGTGGTTTTCAACTTTTCAACACACTGGTCTGCAACCTCGTCGATACAGCCGTCAACTATCTTTGCGGTTTCTTCGCTGTATTCTTTCAGGTCATCAGCGACCTGTTTCGCCAGCTTGCTGACATCAATCTCAACCGACTTCATCAGTTATCACCGCCAAAACGTTCAGCCGTCAGTTCAATGGCTGTTCCTGCTACATATGTGCGTATGATACGATATTCCCGACCGTTGTAGAATAACATATCCTCGTCATCATAGTCATAGTAATCTGCCATTTTGATTTTCAAAGTGGGTTGAAACCCTGCCTGTGCGGCACTGTAAAATTCAGAACGTGAAATTGATGATACCTGACAGAACACTTCTTTGGCATTCTCCCAGTCAACGACCTTTTCTTGATTTCCTATCTCGTCTGAAACTATCTTTGCTTTGGCAATTTTTACAACATCATTAAACATTGTTAAATCCCCTCCGTGTAGTCCTCGTTCAGACTTAGTGCGTCTCGCAGACGCTCGTAATTCTTGTGGAAATCTTCTCCCTTGCCGTTGAAATCATACTGCCATTTGACATAGTTTTCGATAGCCTTTTTCAGAATTGCGCTGCAATCGTCAGCGTCAAAGGAAACGAACACGCCCACACGCTTCAAGTCCTCCATGCAGGCGTCCACGTTTGACATAATGTCGCTATCTAGCTTGTTATGCGATATCCTCAGCGAATTTTTCAAACTTTCTAGCATTCGTTATGCCCCCTTTATCATCATGATTACTTGCTTTTCTTGGTGAGTGTTACAAGGCTGTTCTTGTCGACGACCTTGCCGTCTACCAGCATAACAGCCTTTGTTACCTGGTCTTCAGTGTCATTATCCTCATATCTCTTGACTGTCATGGCAAGATTTGTGTTGAGGATATAGTCCTCAGGGCGGAAGAAGAATGCCACGATGGTATCAGCCGATACAGCGTCCGCATAAGCGTCGATATCATCTGAGAACACAACAGGTGTGCCCAGAACCGATGGCTGCATATCTCCATTAAGACCATAGTTGACCCTAGCGATAGGCTGTCCGTTTGTGTCTGTCAGTGCCTGGATATCGCAGAATGTTGCATAGTTCATGAACATCTTAACGCCTGCTCTGTACCCTGACGGAATTTTCTTTTTCATATCCCACAGGGTTTTGTATGTAATACCGCTTGCCAGTGCAACGTCCACGTTCTGACCGCTGACAACAGTTTCCTTTGTGATACCCTTTGGCTTGCCAGAGCCGTCGCCCTTGATGATTGCTGTCTCGATAGCGGCGATCATTGCGTCGGCTACCTGGTTAGCAAATACTGTCTCGAAGAAGTCAAGTGATACCACAGAAACTTCAAGTGACATGGAGATAGCACATCTCAGCTTGTAATAGCTGAAAGTGATTGAGCCTGTAGTCTTCTTCTGTGTGTCAGAGCTTGCACCCTCAGCAACCCATGTTGCAACTGGCTTGGCGCTTGAAGTAGGGATTGTCACGCCACCCTTGATATTTGTCTTTGTGACAAGGGCATAGATCTGTCCGTGTTCCTCCAGCTTTTCAACAATTCTCTGCATAGTTGTGGACGGAATAACAGCCGCAACGTCAGTGGTCTTTGTGGACTGTGCCTCGTTCACAAACTTTGTAGGGATTGGTGTACCCTCGAGAACATTGTGCATAAACGCAGTTCTGTATTCGATGCTGTCATAGATGTTTGATATGTGTGTGATTGCATTCTCGCTCATTTTGTTTTCATTCCTTTCAATGATATTTTTCATGGTGTCTGACGCATGGTCCTTTGTCATAGCGTTCAGATTTGCCTGTGTCTTTGCCGCCTTTTCAGCGTCATTCATCAGCTTTTCAGCTTCCTCAAAATTGCCCTCGTCGATAAGAGCCTGAGCCTTGTCAAGCATTTCCTGTCTTGTCATTTTTATAACCCTCCTTTAGCTTATCCAGCCTTGCCTGTGCTGTTATCTTTTTATCAGCACGTTCAGCTTTCATTCTTTCGATTACGTTCTGTGGTATGATATCGCAGTAGGCCGCCACAAGCTGTGACTTGGCGTTCTTGTTTCCTGCGATTTCGTCTATCAATCCCAGTCCGACCGCTTCATCAGCCGTCAACCATGTTTCCTTGTCCATGATTTCTAACGCCTTTTCTTTTGCCATGCCCGATTTTGTTATGTAGGCATTTGCAATGGTTTCATTGGCTTTTTGCAAAATCTCTGACATTTTGTCCATGTCATGGTAATCACCTCTTGTCGCTGATGATACGTTATGCACCATAATTTGTGCCGTCGGTGATATATCTGACTTGCCTGCACACGCTATCACGCTTGCCGCACTTGCCGCCAGACCAACAACGTGTATTTTGACGTCGCCTGAATATTCACGGATTGCCGAATAGATTTCGGACGCCGCAAAAATATCACCACCGCCAGAGTTGATGTCAACCTCCAACAGCTCGCCTTTTTCAGCCGCCGCAGTTATACCCTTTGAAACCTTTGCAGGAGAAGTGGCGTCAATGTCGAAAAGGTCATAGATCCACTGGTCATCATTCGGAATGATAGTACCTTTGACGTTAATTTTCATCATTTTCACCTCCCTCACCGCTGTCTATCTTTGCCGTGTCTAGTCTGACATAGTACTGATCGCCCGAAGGAATGTCAGCCAGATTGAACACGCTTCGGATTTCGTTTGCGTTCATAATGCCTCTGTCGAAAAACTGCACCAGATTCAGCTTGGTTGACATTGACGCAGTACTCAGATTGAACGCTTCAAAAACTATCTTATTGCCATACCCTCTTTCGATACGGCTGAATAGTTTTCGTGTGAATTCGCCAGCCAGTTCCATTACCACTGGTTCTATCTCCGATTCGTAGTAGGCGTTGTATTGGTCTTCGGTGTAGTTCGACTGCACGATATTTGCGTTTGTGTTAAACAGCGAATAAATTCTCTGTGTGGTTTTTTCCATGACCGATGAATTCGGTACATAGTCTTTTGCGTCAACTTGCTTTGCGTCAGCTTTGCTGTCGACCGCCGCAACACCTGTGCCGTTCTGAACGCTCATGAACTGCTCGCTGAACTCCTGCGCTTGCTTTTTCAAATCTTCAGGGCGCAGGGAACTGGTGAACTTCAACAGCCAGCGAATAATCGACGAATTCTTGATAGCCTTGACAATGCCCTGATCTGTAGTTGTTACGATTTCCATTAGTGGTGTGAGCGTTTCACTCAGCCGTTCTCCAAAAATATCGTCTTTGTAAAAATCACTACGCAGATGAATGATATCTGCATATGGAAACGTATATCTTTGTCCATTGAAAAATGTGAATTTCAAATATAAATCGTTGCCGATATATACACACTCTGCGCTGTCTGCAGGGATAGGATATAGTTCAGTAGGATAGCCGTTGCCGTCACGGATAATCAGGATAAATGCGTTGTTGTTCAAACACAACTGCGTTGCGACTTTTTCCAACATTTTCTGCATTGTCATGAATTCATTTGGCTCTTCCAGCAACATTCGCATATATGGTTCAGGGTTTATCTCGATACTGCCGTCACCATTTCGGCTATATGATTTTCTGATATGCTTTGCGGTCAGTTTCCCGATAGCCTTGACCTTTGGGCGAATGCAGGCACGCACCAAGTCTGAATGATAAACGTTGCCGTCCCAGCTATAATAGCCGTTGCCGATTTCCGTCATCATCTTATATCGGGTCACTACCTGTGACCTGTTTTTAAAACGATTTATCAGACCCATTTTTTCACCCCTTTCATATCAAACTCTCAAATTCTTCCTGTCGATTATAATAGACCACATATGCGTCTAGCAACGCCGCAAGTCCGTCTATTCTCTGTGTTCGGTCAGATTTCTTACATGGCTGAATGTTGCCGTTGACGTCCGTCTTTACAGCCGTATTTAGAAAACACCATTTGTCAATTGGGTTGTTGTCGTAAACAATGTTGTGTCGCTGAAATTCAGCTTTCAGGTTCTTCATCGGGTCAGACAACGTGATAACGCCCTGGCGCACAGGTACTAAAACGCCCTTGCCGAACTCTTCTTCAAACGCTTTTATCAGCTCGTCCGAAACGTGCCAAGGGTCATAGCCGATAGCCAAAGGATAGATGTCTTCCTTATCTCTCAGTTCCAAAAACCAGTCTAGGATAACACGCTTGTTGACCTTGTTTCCCTCACACGTCCTCAGCAGACCTTGCGATTTCCACAGTTCATACGGCACACTATCTCGTCCACGTCTGTCGCCCTTTTCAGCGTCAGCGTCAAGAACGGCTTGTGGTATCCAGTACATAGATTTTACATACAGCCTATCATCATCAGGCTTTTTGCAGATAGCCTTTGCGGCATTCAGGTCTATATAATCAGCGGCATCAAAACCGCCAATGAAATATCTGAACGGATAGTCCACGACAGTTTCTTCATTGTTCAGCTCGTCCCATCTCAACCAGCCGCTTTCGGTATTCTGCGGAAGGTTGAAATCTTTGACCATAACCGTTGCTTTGAAGCTAGGGTCATCTTTGGCTTTCTGCACCATTTGGCGCAGATAGTCTATTGATTTTATCGTGCCCAGTCCAGGATTTGCTTTTATCCAACATTCTTCCTTATCCCATTCGTCGGGGCTATCCAGTTCGTTGATAAACGGCAGAAACCTTTTGTTGATTTCCGTCAGCCGTCCGTATAGCAGATTACTCGCATATTCGTATTGGGCGTCAAAGATACCACCACGGACAAAGCCGTTTGTGGTAATGCAAAATAAAATGGGTTGCTGTCTAGCACCCATTGCTTGTTTTATCAAATCATATAGATCTCGGTTCTTGATTGCCGCCAATTCGTCGATAACACCGCAGTGAACGTCCAATCCGTCAAGGCTGTTTGAGTTGCTTGCAAGGGCTTTTATAAATCCCATGTTCAATGGGAAATACAAATCGGCTGCACGTTTGCGAATATGCTTGCTCAGCAGCGGCGATTGTTTTATCATTTTGTAGCAGGCGTTGAAACCCAGTTTTGCCTGATCTAGCATTGTGGCGACGTTATATATCTGCGGTGAACCCTCTCCGTCATTGACTAGCATATCATTTTCGACCGCCGCAATTTCTGTTGTCTTACCGTTCTTTCGCCCTTCAATTATTAAACATTCGTTATACTGGCGTAGGTTGTTATCGTCAACAAAGCCGAATAATGCTTGCAGTCTCGCTTTTTGAAACAACTCTAGCTTCAACGGCTGACCTAGTTTTCCAGACGGCAGCTTACAGAATTTTTCTATAAAATCCGTGTGCCGTGTTGCAATAGCTTCGTCAAAATGAAATTCATCAGGGCTTGCAAATCTGTTCAGCAGCATTTCGGAAACCTTTTTCATTTTTTCACAAGCAACGATATTTCCGTCATAAATGCCAGTAAAATATTTTTCAAACTCCGTCAACGCTTTGCACCGCCCAGAAATTCCAACAGTTCGTCGCCCTCAGACTTCTGCAGGCTGTCGAGAATAATGTCTTCAACGGTCTTTGCCATTGCATTGTATTTTCCGATTAATGTCGCATACGCCTTGCTTGCAGGGTGCTCTGTCTTGACAGTAAAACCATTGCCGTTTGTCGCTTCGATGATTGCACCCTCTGCTTTTATTTTTTTCTGGTACTCACTCAGCAGATTCTCCATGTACTCCAGCTGATCTAGCAGCTTTATACCCAGCTCTCTCTTAGCCGGTTCACAACTATCCACAGCTTTTCGCAACTCGCTCAAATTCTTCTTGATTTTTGCCATTGTCAGATTACACCCCCTTATGCGATTTTATCGTGCGTAAAAAATGACCTTTGCCCCCTCGGTATCTTAGGAAAAAATTCACTCCAAATTTGAGGGGGGTATAGGCATACCAAATGTATCAAATTCACATTTTGTTAATTTTTTAGGCGATTTTTGGTAGAAATGACCCTCGAAATTGTCATGACATTTTTTGCATACAAATTCGAGATTGGCATGGTTTAATGATACCTCAGGATCACGAATGTTTGCTGGCGTCAACAATGTTCGGTGATGAACGATATATCCAGCACGTTCGTGGCATTCTTCACACAAACCGCCGTCAATCAGTATGCGTTTGTCGATGTAAGATTGGCGACACTTCTTCCATGCTGCCGAGCGGTAAAAGGAATATGCAAAGTCTTTCATAGTGCCGCCCCCATAAAATAAAAATGCCACACGTGGGACACATTGCTAAGAGGTGTGTGTGGCTGATTGGTATCGGTGTCAACATCATCGCAGTATCGACCGATATATCCGCCATAGCTAATGCCACAGCGGAACTCAGGAGATCTAAAACAAAAGAAGTAAAAAACATGGAGCAGGTTAAGTGATGGCGCACCGCCCCTGCACATTGCCTGAGGGCTAGCCGCTCAGGCGTAAAAAATGGGGTTGGCTTTTATTGAGGATATAACCAACTGACCTTTCGCCCTATCGGGCTATTATACAGTATAGCAGATTAATAACTGCATTTCACTGCATTTCACTGCACTCTTTTGGAACGATGATATGTTTCAGGGCTTCGCCGTGAATCTTGTAAATCGTGCGTTCTGAGTAGTTCATATAATCAGTGATCCCCATTATGTATTCGCCATTTTCTTTGTTGAATTTTCCAACCCAGCGCTGATAGAAAAGATACCGTCTTTCAAGGACCTCTCGCTGGTCTGCGTCTGTTACTGCGTCAATGGATTGTTCAATTTGCAGACGTTTGTCAATCAGTATCAGTGCCAGTTCCTGCTGTCTGCGTTCGTATTCCGCTATGCGTTCTATGGTGCTAGACATCTTGTCGCCATTGCAACTGCCATGACTAGCACCTGTGTTTTCATAGGATATGCCAGCGTATTCTAGCTGTGACCGCAGTTTCTTGACTTTGTTTTCAATGATTTTCACACGCCTCTCGATTTTATAGGCGTTCTGCAAATATTCTTTTGCTGTCATTTCAACCGCCTTTCTGCACCCTGTCGGTCATTTCCGTTGATATCAGCTCCGACAGGTCAATGCCGTATGCTTCTTTCAGATAGCTGGCGTTGTTATCGTTGTCGAATTTTGCCGTGTCCATGATGTCAAACGTGCTATTCACTGCGTTGATAAATGTACGCAGGCGTTTGCCTTTCCAGCCGTACCACTTATCCAGCGTCCACAAAACAGTCGCCATTATCTGTTCTGTGATATCCTGCATAATCTCGCCTTGCAGTTCACTATATCTTTTCTGCATTTCCTTTGCGACCTCTTTTTTGATGTCGCTTTGTCTGACGATGTTCGTTCGTGCTTTCATGTCATTTCACCAGCTTTCAGAAATTCAGGGGTGTCAAAAACATTTCCGATAATTTCGCACATGTAAAAATCGCTAGGGTATATGTTTGACGTGTCACTTTCTCCGAAAAATCCAGTCTCAGGGTCAAATTTAATTTCAAAAACCTTTTTGTCAATATGTTTTGAAATATTTCTGTCGCACAGGCAGAGATCCCCCTCAAAAATCTTATTGCCGTTCGTGTCCGTCAATCCTGTATACTGACCGACAGTTTCAGGGTCAACCGAATATGTTATTGGGATTGTGTCAACAAACTGTTTGCCATTGAAATCATCGATTACCAGATTGTCGCAAATAATGTGTTCAAAATTAGCACCCTTGTCCTTGAAGTACGGACGTTTTCTGAGAACGTAATAGCCATATACCCATTCACCATTATCTACACGTTTCCCTCGAAATAGTATTTCTCGCATATATATCCTCCTACTATATTTTTTGTTTTTTATGTATTTATCCAACCAACAACGGGTGAATTGTTATAATTGCCTTTTTCCCAAACAAACCAAGCGTAACATTTTGCTGATGACATCCGCTTAACCTTTCCATCTTTATCGTATATAATATTTCCATGTTTGTCTTTTGCGCTAAAATCTCCATTCATTCCACAAAGAAGTCTTTTAGCTGCGACCCATATTCTTACTGGTGGCTTCTTTTTAAATAAATCAATCCTACTTTCACTTTCAAGAAACTGTATTGGTAGAAACATTGCGACTTTTTTGCCATCTTCTATAAGTTCGAGAGAGTGTTTTACCCATTCTAATGCTTTTGAATATGGCGGATTTGTAACGATATTGTCCCCCAGCGATTTATTGCATATAAAGAAATCAACACCTCCTTTTCCGTATCCTCTTTCTATCAGATCGGTACAAATAACTTTATACCCCGATTTAATCATTGGCTCTGCCAAGTGTCCTTCACCACACGCATTTTCCCATATACTGCCACTAAAGCTTTCAACTTTTAAAAGTTCTTCAGCCGCTTTCGGTTCGGTGGCATAATAATCATGTTCAGCTCTGTCATGAGCTGTGTGATTGCTAGCGCCAAGAGTTACAAAGGTGGTTTTTTTATTTCCTTTCCAATCTTTATTCATATGTAAATTATCCTTTCTATGTAAATGGAAATTATATATACTTATCCTATTGGTGTTATGCCCTTTTCGTATATCGGCATACACGCCGCCGATAGTTCGTTAATCAGATTGTCTGCATTGATGTATCTTGCCATATGTTATACCTCCTCATTATTCAAGCCAGATTTTGCTATATTCGTCGAAACTTCCAACAAGCTTATCAAACGCTCTCACTTCGGTGCTGTATTCATACCAGTCTTTTGCGTCCGCTTTGTCATATGCCGTTTCAATGTCCTTTATGATCTGCAAATATGAGGTATTTTGGTCTTTCAAGATATCAAAAGCAGCTTTCAAATAGTCATATTTGTATTGGACGTTGAGGTAAGACACTGCAAGCCCAAAGCATTGTCCACAAACGGACAGCAGCTCGTCCTTCGTAAGACGTTTAAGTCTCTTTGCGCTCTCACTTGATGCACATTTCGTGTCATATGACGAAAGTGCAAAGTAATCTTCTTCAAAGCTATCATATCCATAGCACTTGAACGGACTATTTCCGTTTAGCATTATTCCGACAAAAAAATCGTCAAAATGTTCTGACACATAGGTATCATTGACAATGTCCCTCAAACTATCACACTCATATGAAAGGTCTGAAAACATCATTTTAAATTCCTGTTCCTGTTCTTCATCTCCGTCAAGTGCGTTGAGAAGCGTATCATCATCGCCGCTGAAGTAATACTGGTATTCCTCACAAACGGAGCTGATATCGTATAGCTGAGATGTTATTTCCTCAAAGTTTAACTGCGATACAATCGCTTTCTTATAGCGCAGGTTTTTGGCTTTTTCAGCTTTTGTCACTTTTCTCCCTCCTAAAAAGTCACAGTCACATTCAGCACTGCCGCTGCTAACCAGTAGACAGCCTTTTTGTAGTCCTTTTGTACGGCATATATAATTGCCGCTCCCACGTCCAGCAAAATCAGCAACAGTGGAAAGATGTATTCGGGTTTGATTTTTACCATGTTATCCCTCCTCACTTCCCCATTGTTCAGCCATTGCTTGTGCTATGCCTGGAAATGTTTTGGATTTTGTCTTGCTGTCACGAAATGGCATTCCGCAGTTTGTGCGTGCAGTACCGTCCGACTTTTTGCTACCGCCTGATACCCATGAACATATGGGTTTAACAACATTTGTCGGTGTCAATTTAGGCAGATTTTTCAGCCACAAACACGTTTTTTTGCTGTATGGGTGTCCATATTCATATGGCTGTATAGTCTGCGTATATTTCGGCAACCGATATACTCCAGACGGGATTGGATTTTCAACAGCTATTTTTTCAACAGGTGCATGAATAAATTTCAGGAAAAATTCTTTTGCGTCTTGTCCATTTTCAAATCTTTCAAGATCAATGTATCTTTTTTCATTAATTTTTTTGTACAGCCGTACTGCCCCTGCGTTGCTAAGATATGTACACGGCGGATGAGCTATCAGCAAATCCCATTTGTCTACCGTATGTGTCTGACCGTCACAAGTGGTAAAATCTACATTGCCATTGATAACCGCCAGAGCGTCGCCTAAGATATGCCATTCAGGGTGACCGCCTGAACACATCTGAATATCGCAGCTGTACGCCTCGTGACCTTTCGCACGAAATGCCTTACAGACCTCTTGTGACTCTTCGCACGCTATTAATACCTTCATGCTATCCCTCCTCAATATCCAACAAGCTAAGCTGGTTATTTTTCATGTCAAATACTCTGTCACGCCATTCAACGCCGATATAGTCAAGAACTCTTCCCCAGCCGTACTTTGTGCCGTCAGCATCTTCACAACACTTGTTCATCCAGAAATCCCACTCTTTTTCATTTCTTTCACGAAGCCTGTCAAATCGGTGAGGACGCTGTTCCATATGTATGCCGAAACCGCACATTGAGCAGCCTGTACGCTGAGCCTTTGTTGTGCAAAGCTTTCCGTCAAAGTCACGTTTTATCTCGCCATAGATTGTAGGCACAGGCACATTCAGGTCAAGTG